ACTCGTAATCTTGATTGAGTACGACAGTGTTGCCAAAACATCCTCTGCTGATCAGCTTTGGAAATTGTGGGAGCAAATAATTTGGTGGATACCAGTGCAAATACCATAAAAACTACAATTCTCTTTCTCATAGCGTTTATTTTTATTTGACATCAATCAAAGTCCAAGACCTGATTGTACTTTAAGTTGTTCCTCATCTTTGCGATAAATGGCTCTGTTTCACGAGTCTTAATGAAATGGAAATATATAATTCCATCTACGGGAAGGTCAGTTGGTCCATACGCTCTAAGGTTCAACAACTCCGGACGATGTGCAATCATAAAAATATCAGAATACTGATATAGTGCATCGGCTCCGAAGACATCCGATTTTTGTGGATAGTGTAGGTTCTTGTTCTGTATTCTCTCTACAGCTTCAATACCCCTATTCAACTGACTCACAATAACAAAGGATGCTTTGATTTTTTTCTTGAGTTCATTAAACATAGCAGCTAATTCATAGAGAACCTGATTTTGATTCTGTTCTCCAAACTTCTTTACTAATATTGAATGATCAAGAGTAACGAGGATTCCACGGTCTATGTTACACTCCATTCCCATAGCGAAATATTCGATTGTATTCTTAATTTCTTGTACGGTTCCGGGAATGTCCACATACCAAAGTGGTAAATCCTTTATGCTTTCTGCATAAGTAACAGCTCGTTGATAAGTCTGCTCTGTAATATTTTTGTCTCTGTTTTCGACATCTGCATTATAAATCTGAGTGGTAGTCATCTTCAGTTTCTTGGAAATCTTCCTTCCAACAAGCCTTCGTGCCATCATTTCAAAGTTGAATGACAGCACTGCAAAATTCTCTTCAGGGTTGAGATGGAATAATCCACTCTCTAACTCATTGAGAATTGCAGTCTTACCACTACCTGACATACCTGCGATAGTGATGATACTTCCCCATTCGATACCGTTCATTCCTGCTTTATCGAATTTCTTCCACGGTGTTTTAAGGGATTTGATCTTATTATCCATCCTACCCTTGATATAACGCAGCTCTTTACGTGCTGCATCTTCAAGAGAAATCATGGTTAATATTTTAGACGACTGATCTGCCATATTCTTTTCCCTCCTCTTTATTGTTAGACGAATTTTCGGCTAATCCTTCGCACTCTGCACTCAGGGTAGAGCCTACACCTTTTTTCTGGATGAAATAATGTGCCAGTTGCATATATGCGTAACCTTTAAGGGAAAATCTTTCTACGTAGTCTCTCGTTGCTTGGAATATCTGTTCGAGTGTGTAGTCGTGAGTATTGACAAATTTAATCATTTTTGTGATACATTCCGCTTTATCACCTCTGTATCTATAGCCACCAGAGTTTATGCCTTCGGGGAATATTTCCCTCCAAGACTGAATCCATTGGCTTACTTCCTTTGATGATGTGATCTTCTTCTTCAATCCAACGTGCTTCTTAAACAAATCTTCTCCTGCTTTACGCAGGGTAATCTCTTCAGGATTCTCACCATGCCATTTCACGAGACCTTTTAACTCAAGAGAATTGATGGCTATACCAAATCCCATGAAATTGTCATCATGCGATAATCTGAGGAAATCATACGCTTCTTCGTAGACGAGAATAAGTAGTATGAACTCGCCAAATGAGAGTTTCACTTCCTCATAAATCGTCAGATACCTCTGATCAATCATGTTTTAAAAATATTTAGATGTTTATACTGAAGTCGCACATCTTCCTCCTCAAATGACGACAGAGTACTGAAGACTATTTCATCTTCAGTAAACTCTGTGTCAAAAGTCTCATTAAGTACATGGCATAGAGTATGTATATCCGGAATCTCCGCACTTGTGTACTCCAACTCAATGAGACTTATCATCAAATCAAGGGTTAGTGGTAGCGACTTTTGTTTTGATCTCAGACTTTCTATAATCGAAATCATCTCTTAAAATAAAATCGCTGTTTAAATAAATCGCTTCACTCAAATCAAACTTCTTGATCATATTCTTATACCATTTCTCACTCTGACTTTCAGGAACCCTGATGATCCACATATCAGCGTGTTCATCAGTAGCAAGACGGTCAAGACGACCTTTCTTCTGCTTTGATTTGGTTGCAGAGCCTATATAAGACTCCATTACTGCATGAGTTGCACCAACGAGGTTCAACCCAAGCGTTAAAGAATTACAGCTACCTAACTCCTTGACTGAGCCGGAATTAAAGTCCTCAATTAACTGAGCATTGACCTTATTCGAGTTCTTGGAATGTACGGTATATTTGCTGATACGATCAGCCTGTGCTGTAAGTTCTGAGAATACGAGTACTTTGGCTTTCGGGAACTCTGCTCTGATACCACCACTGATATGCTTAGCTATTCTACCTGTCGAGGGTAAGTTTAGAAGAAAATTCTTCCTTGCTTTGATAGCGTTCATATAGACAGCAGCAGCACCTTTTTGCTGAGGTGTACCTTTACCTTGCCAAAACCACAAACTTGCATCCCTGAACCAATCCTGAGAGCCTTGAGACATCATAAGCTCCTGACCCTTCTTCATTCGAGTGGTCAGATACTCATAATACTCTTTCTCTCCCTTCTCATACTCTTTACCTTTGAGCTTAACGATAATCCTATCATCATCTGAGAGATCGTGGTTTACAATGAAGAACCTGGTCTTATTAATCAGACCATCTTCTGCGGAATTGTAATACTCGTAGACAATAGGACAATAAGTATTATAATAATGTTCCTTGCCATTGTCTTCAGTAATGTCATGGGTTGCGGTTAGTCCAAGAATATATTTGAACTCATTGCGTTGAAGCAATTTTGAATACTCAGGAGTCATCATCGTATGAATCTCATCAAGTATAACGAGATCATACTTCTGTTTATTCCATTTGTAAGCAGTTTGCACGTTTACAATGTCAATCTGTAACTGACGAGATGGTTTTTCACCATCATAGTCAATCGTCCACAATCCATCTCTCCACGGTTCACATCCCCATTTGATAAGTTCATCATACCAATTTTTCTGTAGGGTTGTTCGTGGAGAAGTTATCAGGATTCTTTTTATATCATCCTGATTACGAATAAAGTTTACTGCTACTTTACTCTTACCGGAACCAGTTTCAAGGCACACCGTACCTATACTACCAGCTACGACAAATGCTTTCAAAGCCTTGCTTTGGAGCTTGTCTTTCAATAAATCACTCATTTACTTTCTGTTTTTGATTGTAAGTATCCTTTGATGGAGATTATTTTGCTTACGCTCATTTCCAGCGAACCGGAAAAATTGATTCTCCAACCTTTTGATCTTATTGGTGTCTGATCTTTCAGTCATTTTGTTCAGTTTTACGTTTATAATCAGGCATTTTCTTTACTAACGAATCATCAAGTGAAGGGAAATCTTCTTTATCATCAAGTTTTATAACTTGTGTTCCTCCAATTTCTGCTACAACTTTTACAATTTCGATCACTTTTCTCATGCTTATGTATTCAGCATCAATAATGTAGCCTCCTTTTTCATTATACGTTATCCGTAATTGTCCAAAGCCTGTTTTATCTTCCCAACCGATCAACATATCGTCGTCAGTTGAACTCAGTATTTCTACGTTCATGGTATAAGATTTAGTAATCCTTTGTTTTCCAATATTCCTGCTATAACTGGTATCAATAGCATACCTATCACGATGAACCATGTCCAATCGAATCCTTCACGTAATCTTTGAACGTGTGATCTCCTAAAACAGTTTTTGTTGCCCATCATAAACAGCGTTCTTAATCTTGTTTGCTTCTGCTATATAATAATTATAGTCAATATTATACTGTTTCATCGGAGCTATATAAGCTCTGTTGAAGATGGTTACAGCACGTCCAGCTTCGAGAGATATTATTCTACCGTCTTTGTTTCGTTTTGTAAGCGAACCACCTGAACGGGAAACATAATACCTAATTGTACGCTGCTGTACGTCTTCCCTCTTATTGTTCTCTTCGATATGAGTATAGACATTGTTCCAATCCTTTCTCGCTCGAAATCCAATTCCAAAATCATAAATGTTGTCGTGTTTACGAATGAAATCTGCAATCGGTATCCCTTCAAGATAATGTGCATGAATTGCTTTTGGAACTACACGCATAGACCAGTTCTTATTATAAGCGACTGCTCCATTTTGCATAGGAATTATCTCAAAGCATCCTTTAGGTTTAACGTATCCATCGGTAGTTTGTGCTAAGTAATTATTTACATCTCTGATTACCATCTTCTTATACTCTCCATACTCAAGGATCATACCTGTCCTGATTTCCCAATCATCACAAATATTCATGACTACATAATGCTGATCACGAGGTATCTTAATGGTGATACCATCAGTATTTGCTTGGATCATGGTGGTGTCCTTGACTTCATCCACTAACCACTCAGCTAACATAGTGAGTAGAAGCTGACCATTGACGGTTACTTTCATAGTGTACATGGGATCATAGAATAATGAATACTGATCATTACTCTTACCATATACTCCATTTAAAGCGAGTTTTAAGCCTGAATTTACAGGTTTATTGCCTGTCTTCTTGGCTTCCATCCTTGTATCGAATAACTCCTGATACACCTCTGTAAATGTCTGTCCAAGATGTCGAGGATAGAACTTATTACGGATAGCAAGAGCTGGATAGTATGCTGCTACATCAATATCAAGAATCATATAAGCATTATCGCTTACATATACTCCTGACTCTGCACAGCCATGAATACCTCCGACACCGTAATCATACTTGAATCCTTTGTAGATTACACTCTTCTCAAATGGTTTATAAGTGGTATGAATTGTAGTCTCTTTGAAGAACTTA